TACTGCATCTATATTAGGTATTCCTCCTTCAGGTCCTAATTTGCTAGCAAAACTTTTAATAGCACCGCCTACATCTCCAATAGCGCCGCCAATACCTTGTCCTATAGCGCTAATACCGCTTGATATTTGCTGCCCGACAGATTCTGCTTTTTCCGTTATTTTTAGCGATGTTATATTAGCCATAAATACTCTCGTATAATACTGAGGTTGATATGAGTTACAAAGGCAGATTCAGTCCTAAGAATCCATCTAAATATAAAGGTAACCCAACTAATATTATTTATAGGTCCTCTTGGGAACTAAAGTTCATGATATATTTAGATGCCCACCCAAATGTGGTTAAATGGGCATCTGAAGAATTTTGTATTCCGTATAGACATCCTATTGATGGTAAGTTTCATAGGTACTATCCAGATTTCTATATTGAACAGACAAATAGAAACGGCGAAAAGGAGACTTTAGTAGTTGAGATTAAACCAAAGAAGCACTCAGAGCCTCCTAAAGTACAGCAGAAGCGCACTAAGAAGTATTTACGTGAGGTAGCTATCTTTGCTATCAATGATGCAAAATGGAAAGCAGCTAAAGATTTTTGTGACGATAGACTTTGGAAGTTTATGGTCCTAACAGAGAAAGAACTAGGTATTAAGTAATGGCATCTAAATTCGACTTAATTCTCAGATCAGGTACTCAAAGAGGGCTTACTCCAGCTAAGACTGTAGAAGCTAGAGACTGGTTTAGAGAGAGAGCTCAAACTGCCGGTAGAAGAGCATCTGCATTAGCAGAGATAAAAAATAAGCGTGATTGGGTAACATCAGGCATATCTATTGGCAAGATGTATTTGTTTCAATACGAAGCTAAACATAAGGCTACACTACCCTATTGGGATATGTTTCCTCTTGTTTTCCCGTTCGGAGCCGAGGGGTCCACGTTTACTGGTATCAATGTACACTATTTACCGCTACCTTATAGAGCACGTTTAATGGATGCTTTATACGATACAGTTAACAACAATAGATTTAATGAATCTACAAGACTAAACATTAGCTATTCGATACTTTCCGGAGCAGCAAAGTTTAATTACTTTAAACCTACTGTGCATAAGTATCTAAATAGTAATGTACGTTCAAGACTACTGGAAATACCTATTGATTACTGGGACATAGCTCTCTTTTTACCATTCCATAAATTCCAGAATAAGTCAACTAATAAAGTCTGGTCAGATTCCAGAAAAACGATAGCAGGATAAAGACATGGCCAATATCGGCGGATTTATAGCAAAGGGACAAGCCATTGCAGGCTCAGCAAACGCATTAGGTGATTTGCTTCCTCCTTCAATTGGTAACCCACTCAAATCATTCTTTGGAGGTGGCGGGCAACAGACAGGTAGCTCTTACTCATCTGTAAATAAATTTAGAGCCTCCATAGCAGCTAATAACGGTCTTGCTAGATTAAATAGATTCTTTATTGACTTTAATATTCCAAACTCAATGAGAGCCCATGATGATCATGGTGGTGTAGAAGATAGAGAAATTATCTTTGATGTACCATTTCTAGCAGAATCAGTTAACTTACCAGGTGTATCATTCGCTACAACAGAAATTAGACGTTATGGTTACGGTCCAATCGAGCGCAAACCTTATATGCCTATCTTTGTTGATAATACTATCTCATTCTTAGGAGATGGTAAAGGTAGAATGTATAAGTTTTTGTATACCTGGATGAATACTATTATTAAATTCGATGAGATGCCTTCAGGTAAAACTGGCTCTAATAACGCAAGGCCTTTTGAGGTAGATTTCAAAAACGATTATTCTGTAGATATAACTATCATTACAGTAGACGAAGGTAATAATAAAATTATTGAACTTAAATTATATGATGCGTACCCTATCTTTATGGGTGATATTCAAATGAACTGGGGTAGTAATGATGATGTGATGAGAATACCAGTAACGTTTACTTTCTTCAACTGGAAAATGCAAGACATTGAGATCAATCTAGCTGAGAATGATCCAAAGAAGAATATGTCTACTTTCCAAAAACTACAGAAGATTGGTTCAGCAGTACAGACATTAGCCGCTATTAGAAAGCCTAATGGAGTTGCTGATATTATTAATGCAGCAGGCAATGCTAAGATAGCCATTGGAGGCCTTAGCGGATTTTAATAGGAGTATATTATGCCTTTACCAAAGCTAAAACATAAGCTTTTTGATTTGACTGTTCCTTCTACTAAGCAAGAGATTCAATTTAGACCGTTTCTCGTTGCAGAAGAGAAAGTATTATTACTTACTCAGGAAGGTACTCCCAAAGAGGTTATGGACTCAGTTAGACAGGTTATTAATAACTGTATTGTAACTGAGGGTGTATTCGTTGAGAATATGACCACTTTTGATCTAGAGTATATCTTTATCAAGATGCGCGCAAGATCAATTAATAATATTGTCGAGTTAACTTATAGAGATCTCGATGATGATAAAAAATATGAAGTTACTGTCGATCTTGATGAGATTGAAATTAAGTATGATGATACTCATACTAATAAGATTGATATTGACGATAACTTAGGTATGATTATGAAGTACCCATAGCCGATCTATCAACCATTGTGGAAGATGGAGCAGATGAGGTTGAATCTTTTATGAGAATTTTGCGACACTGTATTGATAAGATATGGGAGGGCGATGAAGTACATGAGGTTTCTCAGTACACAGAAGAGGAAGTTGTAGAGTTTATTGAATCTTTAGATGTTAAGACATTCCAAAAGATTCAAACATTCTTTGACACCATGCCGAAGATTAGACATGAGGTTTCTTATACTAACTCTTTAGGTACGGAGAAAACAATCCCTCTTACCTCTCTCGCAGATTTTTTTACATTGGGCTAAGTCATAACAGTATAGGTAACTACTATACGTTAAACTTCAGCTTAGCCCAGTACCATAAGTGGTCGATTAAAGAAATAGAAGAGATGTATCCTTTTGAGCGTGACCTATATGTTGAAATGTTAAAGGATTACTTAGATAGAGAAAATAACAGATTAGAAAACGCGGCACGTGGATAAAGAACAAGCAATAAAAGACGCAGCAGCTGCTGCCAAAGGCGCGGTTAACATTAGCCGCGTAGAGAAGACTATTGTCTCTACTGCCAAGGTTGTATCTACTGAATCTAAAAAGATTGTTCAGCTTGTAGAAAGTATATTAGAACAATCTATAAACCAAAAGTACAGAGATGAAGAAGAGAGAGCAGAAGAAAGACCTAGTGTAGGTGCATTAGGTAAGGATGCTGGTGTTAAATCTTTTAAAGCGGGCTTATGGTTAACTGCATTAACAGCAGGTCTTCCTTTGCTGTTCTCAGATGAAGTGAAAGAGTTTATTAAGAACTTTTTCATGGGATTCTTTGAAGGGGCAGGTGTAAAAGATGTAGAGAAGTATATGGGGTACTTTAGTACTGCTGCTACTGCTTTACAGGTAGCTGTTGCTACTTATTTTGGTGCCAAGGTCTTTAAATCTCTCCTATCAGCATTTAATGCTGTTAAGAAACTAGGCGTTGCTATGCGAGCAGTTGGCTTAGCATCTCTATTAGGTGGTGATGCTTTAGTTAGTGGTGCTGAAGATATTAAAAAAAGAAACAAAGTACTAACTAAACGTGAAAAGGATATAGCTAACAGAAGAAAACAGCTTAAAAATAGAGTTGCTGCTTTAGATAGAAAAGAATTACAATTGCGAAAAGATGCTGATAAGCTGGCAAAGAGTAATAAAGCAACTGTAGCTGAGAGAGAAAAACTTAAGAAACAGATGGCTGCTATTGATAGAGAGCGTAAAGATATCAAAGCAGAGCGTGACAAGTATAATAAAGAGATGGCTGATAGAAAGAAAGCTGCTAGCCAAGGTAAAAATCTTAGAGATGAGATGCGTAATGAAAGAAAGAAATGGGCTAAATCAAACGTAGTAACCAGAGCTTTCAAATTTGCTTTAAAGATAGTACCTAAGTTACTTAAAGCTATTCCTATTCTTGGTACTGTTCTTATTTTAGGTGAAATCTTCATAGATATTATGAAAGAATTCTCTTATTGGTTCCCACCCGATGCTTCTGATAAAGAAAGAGAAGCGGAGAATCAATTAGAAAAGGCTGATAGTCTTTCTGGTCAAGCTAAAGCATTAGAGCAATATCAAAAACTATCTAAAGAAGATAGAGACAAGCTAGGGCTTACATCCCGTGGTAACGTTAATAAGATTAACGAGTATGTTAAGAGTTTAGGCCTTTCAGGTAGAGATGCTACCGCAGTATTCTCTACTATTAGAAATAGGGAATCTGTAGCTAAAGGTGGATTATTTTCTAGTGATGATCCAGAAGCTATCAAAGCAAGAGAATTACAAGCTACTGAAGCATTAGGTGATAGGATCAAAGGTACTTCAGAGGCAGCTGAAGCTGCACAACAAAAAGCTGATATGCTAGCTCAAGAAGCAGCAGCGGCTAGAGCTCTAGAAAATGAAGCAGCGCAGTCATTAGAAGAGACTGGTGATGACGGTGGTAGTTATGAAGATGGATATGAAGCGGGTCTTGAAGATGGGGAAATGAACGGTAGCAATACAACTTATGAGCCAGCAGGATTATAAGATATGGCAGACGATAAAAATAGTATAATCAAATCTATCATGGGCAAGCTTAATAGAGAAGCTGCCAGCGCAGAGGGGTCTGAAGAGCAATCTGTTGAACGAATTACAGGTTCTCTTGTAGTAGCATCCAGTGCTATGAAAGATATGGCTAATTCTATGAAGTCAATTACACAAGCATTGACTGGACTGGCTAACGGTGATCCTAGAAAAAAATATCAGAATGAAGAGAGTAGATCAGAAAGTAAACCTAGACCTGGTGCTACTCAAGATAATAAAGATGAGAAAACCTCTCTAGGTGCCATAGGTGAAGGTCTTAAAAGTTTATTTACTAATCCAGCAGTGATTGCTGCAGCAGCTGCAGCTGTGTATGCGTTGTTTCCTGATGTAAGAAAATTTGTTAATGGTTTCGTTGAAGGTTTTTATGGCTCAGTCAAAAAGAGTATAGGGTCATTTGATGATCTTCGTTGGGAAGTAAAAGCAGCTGGAATTGCAATAGCAACTTATTTCGGCGCTAAATTTATATCTTCTATTGCAGAAGGCATAGCAGCTCTTCTTACTGTAGCTAGAAAGCTTAAAGCATTACCTGGGTTACTTAGAGGTAAATTAGGATTAGCTGTAGCAGGTGCTGCTGCAGTTGGCGGTGCATTAGTTGTTGATAGTTTAATAAATTCTGCTGAAGCAGCTGAAACTGATATACCAAATCTACCCAAAGAAGCGACTGATAAGTCAACCATGGAACGAACAACAGTTCCAG